GACATATTATTAGCTTTAGTTGATAATAACTATGATGATAATGAAGCTGTTGATTTTATGACCCAATATTTAAAAAACTTTTTATAAAATAATGAAAAAGGCAGATAACTTTAACGCCAAACAGTGGTTAGTAGAAAATAAAATTACTTTCCAATCACGTTTAAATGAAAACAAAATTCCAGGAGTTAATATAGAGGTAGATGATGATATGATTACATTATCAGGTGACAGTGGTGATTATGATGGATTCATTGAAGATGATGGTACTGTAAGTTTTTCTATTACTTATGATGATATGGATGAAGAGTTTAATGAGAGTAACTGGAAAGATATTTTAAGTGATAATCATGTCTTTGTTAAAGTAGCTAACGCTATTGATAATAGAGTAGAAGCTTTAGACGATTATGTACAAATAACTGTTAAAGCAAGTGACTTAACAAGTATGAATGAAACTCGTTTAAACGAAGAAGCTAAAAAACCATCTATTAAGGTTTTAAAAGATATTTACTATTTTGATAAATTAAGTGGTTTAAGTACTAAAGATGATGTTGATGAAAAATATCATGACAAAGCTAAACTAGTATTTAAAAAAGGTAAAACAGTAAAAGATGATACCGAGTATGATGATTCAGAATATGAAATGATTACTTCATCAAAACGCCTTACAAAAGGAACAGATTATAGTATTTAAAATAAAAATTAAGGGCCCTTTAAAAGAGGGCCCACCTTAACTAGGTTTTATAACACCTCGTTCATATATTTCCGATATTAAACTAATAAATAAAAATCATGGATATTAATGCTATCAAACAACGACTAAATTCATTACAGTCGACGAACAACACAGGCAAGAAAGAAAAAATTGATTACTCAAAAGTTTACTGGAAACCAAAAGAAGAAGGAAAGTACCAAATTCGTATTGTTCCTTCAAAATTGAATCCTAAAAACCCATTTCAAGAGGTTTTTGTTCACTATGGATTTTCAAAATTTCCTATCTACGCCTTAACTAACTGGGGAGAAAAAGACCCGATTGTAGAATTTGCTGCTCAATTAAGAAAAACTAATGACAAAGAAAATTGGTCATTGGCTAAAAAATTGGACCCAAAAATGAGAGTTTTTGCTCCTGTAATTGTTAGGGGTGAAGAAGAAAAAGGAGTACGTCTTTGGGAATTTGGTAAAGAAATTTACATGCAACTTCTAGGTATTGCTGAAGATGAAGATTATGGAGACTACACAGACATCAATGAAGGTAGAGATTTTACAGTTGATGTAGTTAAAGGTGACATCGGTGGTCGTCAAGGTCTTAAATCATCAATTCGTATTAAGCCTAAAACAACTTCATTAAGTTCTGATGCCTCACTAATCCAGACATTCCTTAAAGAACAACCCGTATTGTTAGAAATTCAAAGAAAAATGGAATTTGATGCTTTGAAAGAAGTATTGCAAAATTGGTTGTCACCTGAAGATGCAGCTGGAGAAATTGATGAGGATGAAGAAGAAGTAGTAGAAGTAGCTCCAGTTAAAGCTTATGCTTTAAAAACACCTATGGCTCCTAAAGCCTCAAAAGCAGATCAATTTGATTCTTTATTTGAAGATGAAGAAGACAATAATGATTTGCCGTTCTAATTAAATTAAAGTTATTTTATGCCAAGACCTAAAAAAAGCGAATCGCTAACGGAAGCAATCTCTACAGAGATTAAATCAAACTTCAACCTTGAGAAATTCAAGGAGAAAAAATTATTGAATGGAACTGTTAAGTTTAAAGAACAAAAATGGATTCCATTCTCAAAAGCACTACAAGATTCAATTTCAGTAGCCGGTGCTCCAGTAGGTCACATTACATTATTAAGAGGACACAGTAATACAGGTAAGACTACAGCATTACTTGAGTTAGCAATTAGCGCTCAAAAAATGGGTATCTTACCTGTTTTTATTATTACTGAAATGAAATGGTCATGGGAACACGCTCGTACAATGGGTTTCCAACTTAATGATATAGTTGATCCTGAAACCGGTGAAGTAGTTGACCACGATGGATTCTTTATTTATAAAGATAGATCGTCGTTAAGTACAATTGAAGATGTAGCAGAATTTATTGCTGATTTGTTGGACGAACAGAAAAAAGGTAATTTACCTTATGACTTGTGTTTCTTCTGGGATTCAATTGGTTCAATACCATGTAAATTAAGTGTTGAAGCAAATAAAAACAATCCTATGTGGAACGCAGGAGCTATGTCTCAACAATTTGGTAACTTTATTAATCAACGTTTCCCTCTATCTAGAAAAGAAAACGCACCATATACTAATTCAATGGTAGCCATTAATAAGATCTGGGTTGCTCCAGCTGAAAACATTATGGCGCAACCTAAAATGAAGATGAAAAATGGTGAGACTATGTTTTTGGATGCTTCAATTGTATTGACTTTTGGTAACATTACTAATAGTGGTACAAGTAAGATTAAAGCAACTAAAGATGGTAAGGAAGTAGAATTTGCTGTAAGGACTAAAGTATCATGTGATAAGAACCATGTTACAGGACTACAAACAAAGAATGTTGTAATTGCTACTATTCACGGTTTTATTCAAGATGATAAAAAAGAAATTGATACTTACAAGAAATCACATTCTATGGAATGGAAAGACATTCTAGGAGATGGAAAGTTTGAAGTTATTGAAGATTCATCAGATTGGAATGAATCAACCAGAGATATTCCTCTAGACTTAATGGATGGGGAATAAGTTTGGCTTATCTGAAAAAATTTGTTATATTTAGATAACATGAAAAAGAGCGACTTGATAAACCTTCTAGGCAAAGTAACCAAAGAAGATGAAGTACTAACAAACCCTCATGAGCGAGTATTGCTTATTGATGGATTGAATTTGTTTTTTAGAAATTTTGCAATGATGAAGATGGTTAACCAGGATGGAGCGCATGTTGGTGGCCTAGGAGGTTTTTTACGCTCATTAAATTATTTAACTAATCAATTACAACCAACTTCTGTCTATGTTGTATTTGATGGTGCTGGTTCTTCTATTAATAGAAAGAATCTACTACCCGAATACAAATCAGGTAGAAATTTAGTTCGAATCACTAATTGGGATGTTTTTGATTCATTAGAAGAAGAACATGATTCTAAAGTTAATCAAACTGTTAGGTTAATTCATTATTTAAAATGTTTACCTGTTAAAACAGTTAGTATGAATAAGGTGGAAGCCGATGATATTATCGCCTATTTAAGTAATATATTGTCTACTAAACATGGTTCTAAGGTATTCATTGTATCTAATGATCAAGATTTTATTCAATTAGTAGACGATAAAATAACAGTATATAGACCAGCTGAAAAAGAATTCTACACTAAAGAAATGATTAAAAGCAATTATGGTGTATTAGCTGAGAATTTTATTTTATATAAAACACTTTTAGGTGATAATTCAGATAAAGTAGAGGGTATTAAAGGTTTAGGTAAAAAAGGTGTTACTAAAAAGTTTCCTGAATTACTTGAACGCCCTCTGTCTTTTGATGACTTAATGAGTATTGCTGAATCAAAATTAAAAGAGCATGTTATTTACGCTCGAGTACTTCAAGATGAGGAAAGATTAAGAAATAATTATAAAATTATGGATTTAGGAAAACCACTAGTTGATGAAGTAGAAAAACAATATCTGGAAGAATTTTCAGAAGAATTACCCCCAGCTTTGAATACCAAAGCATTTATGTTACTTTATAATGAAGATGGATTAAATAAACTAATGAAAGATCCTGAACTAACGCTTACCAACACATTTAAAGTAATAAACAGTTTTAAAAAATAAGTTATATGACATTACAAAATCTTTCACAGTACGGAATAGGATTCCAGGTCAAGGTACTGTCTTCACTTTTAACACATAAAGAATTTCTATTGAATATTCAAGATGTGTTAAGTGAAGAATACTTTGATAACACAGCGCATCGTTGGATTATTAAAGAAATCCTAAAATACTATCAAAAATATCATACTTGTCCTAGTATGGACGTTTTAAAAGTAGAACTGAAAAAAATTGATAATGAGGTTCTACAAGTATCTATTAAAGAACAATTAAGAGAAGCATATAAAGCATCTGATGAAGATCTTAAGTATGTTGAAGAAGAATTTTCTAACTTTTGTAAAAACCAACAGCTTAAAAAAGCATTGTTAACAAGTGTAGATTTTCTTAACGCTGGAGACTATGATTCAATTAGGTCAATGATTGATAATGCACTTAAAGCAGGTCAAGACAAAAATATGGGTCATGAATATAACAAAGACGTTGAGTCAAGATATAGAGAAGACCATAGAAAAATTGTTCCTACACCTTGGAATACATTTAATGAACTACTTCAAGGTGGTTTAGGCAATGGTGACTTTGGACTAATATTTGGCAGTCCAGGTGGAGGTAAATCTTGGTCACTAGTTGCTTTAGGTGGTTATGCTGTTAAATTAGGTTATAATGTTTTACATTATACCTTAGAATTAGGAGCTGATTATGTAGGACGAAGGTATGACGCTTTCTTTACTAATATATCAGTCCAAGATATTACAAAACACAAACCAAAAATTGAAGAAACAGTAGCTCAATTAAATGGTCAATTAATTATTAAAGAATATCCAACAGGTAAAGCATCTATTTCAACAATTGAATCGCATGTTAAAAAATGTATTGATTTAGACTTTAAACCAGATTTGGTTATTATTGATTATGTAGATCTTCTTCGCTCAAAAAAGAATAATCGTGAGCGTAAGGATGAGATAGATGATATTTATATTAGTACTAAGGGTCTTGCTAGAGAATTGAATCTACCTATTTGGAGTGTGTCTCAAGTAAACCGAGCTGGTGCAAAAGATGATATTATTGAGGGTGATAAAGCGGCAGGTAGCTATGATAAAATGATGGTTACTGATGTTGCTATATCCTTATCAAGGAAACGTCAAGACAAAGTAAATGGGACAGGAAGATTTCACATCATGAAAAATCGATACGGAATGGACGGTATGACCTATTCTGTCAAAGTAGATACCTCTACAGGGCATTTTGAGGTATCATCCTATTTAGAAGAAGACGATGAATCATCTTCATCACAGCAATCTAATACTTTCGGAGGTATAGATTCATCAGACAAGGCACTTATTAAACAAAGATTTTTCGAACTAACCAACTAAATTATTTAAAAAAACAAATGTTAACCACAGAATCACAAATTTTGTCTGAAATTACTACCCATCTCAAATACGCGAAATTCGTACCTGAAAAAAACAGGAGAGAAACATGGGACGAGCTAGTAACTCGAAACAAGGAAATGCACTTGAAGAAATTTCCTCAACTAGTTGAAGAAATTGAAGCCGCGTACAAGTATGTTTATGACAAGAAAGTACTACCATCTATGCGTTCTATGCAGTTTGCTGGTAAGCCTATTGAAATAAACAACGCTCGTATTTTTAACTGTTCTTATTTACCAATTGATGATTACAGAGCATTCTCTGAAATTATGTTTTTGTTACTTTCAGGTTGTGGGGTTGGATATTCAGTTCAAACACATCACGTAGAAAATCTACCTGAAATTAGAAAACCTTTGAAATCAAAGCGTTATTTGGTAGGTGATTCTATTGAAGGATGGGCTGATGCTGTTCGTATGTTGACTAAAGCTTATTTTGGTCAAACATCAACTGCTCCTCTATTTGACTTTAGAGACATTAGAGCTAAAGGAGCTTCATTAATTACAGTAGGTGGTAAAGCACCAGGTCCAGAACCATTAAAGATTGCTTTGATTCATATGCAAGCAATTTTGGACCGTAAAAATGATGGTGAAAAATTAACAACTGTTGAATGTCATGATATTATTTGTCATTTAGCTGATGCTGTATTGTCCGGAGGTATTCGTAGGGCTGCTTTAATTGCTTTATTTAATTTGCATGATGAAGATATGTTGACTTGTAAATTTGGCAACTGGTGGGAAAATAATCCACAACGTGGCCGCGCCAACAATTCTGCAGTATTACTTCGTAACATGATTGATAAAGATACATTTATGGGATTATGGAGTAAAATTGAAGCTTCTAATAGCGGTGAACCCGGTTTCTTATTTACAAATGATAAAGACGCTGGAACTAACCCATGCGCTGAAATTAACTTAAAAGCTAATCAATTCTGTAATTTATGTGAAATCAATGCTTCAGATATTGAGACACAAGAAGAATATAATAACAGAGCTAAAGCGGCAGCATTTATTGGTACATTACAAGCTAGTTATACTGACTTCCATTACTTAAGAGATGTTTGGAGAAAAACAACTGAAAAAGAAGCATTGTTAGGTATTGGAATGACAGGTATTGCTTCAGGTGCTGTATTTAAATTAAATATGAAAGAAGCAGCTAAAATAGCTGTTGATGAAAATGCTAGAGTAGCGGCTGTTTTAGGTATTAATAAAGCAGCTCGTGTTACTACAGTTAAACCTTCAGGTACTACTTCATTAGTGTTAGGAACAAGTTCAGGTATTCATGCTTGGCATGATGATTTTTACTTACGTAGAATTCGTTTAGGTAAAAATGAGGCTTTGTATACTTATCTATCTATTAACCACCCAGAGATGTTAGAAGATGATTTCTTTAAACCAACACTTCAATCAATTGTTTCTGTACCTCAACGTGCTCCAGAAGGTTCTATTACACGTAAAGAATCAGCTATGGATTTGTTAGAGCGTATTAAAACAATTAACAAAAACTGGATTAAACCAGGTCATAGAAAAGGTGCTAATATGCATAATGTATCAGCTACAGTAACTATTAAACAAGATGAATGGCCAGCAGTTGGAGAGTGGTTATATGAAAATAAAGAATACTTTACTGCACTTTCATTCTTACCTGAAGATCTTGGTACTTATAAACAAGCACCTTTTGAAACAATTACTGAAGAGCAATTTAATGAGGCAGTAAAATCATTAAACCAAGTAGATTTATCAAAAGTAATTGAAATGAGTGATAATACAGCGTTAATGGACCAAGCAGCATGTGCTGGTGGTGCCTGTGAAATTGTGTAAAAAATAAAACTATGAATATAATCCAAAAACTCAGAAACTTGATTTTCGGTAAAAGTAAAGCGGTTGTAGCTCCTGCTCCAGTAGTGGTTGAAGTTCCTGCTCCTGTAGTGGTTGAAGCTCCTGCACCCGTAGAAGTTAAACCTACAGTTCAAGAAATGGTAGCTACTCAAGAAGCTCCAGCTCCAAAAACAAAACCGAAACGCAAGTATTACAAAAAGAAAAAAAGCACAGGTGAGAGCAAATAAGCTCTCACCAGCTTAATTTTTAAAATTATGTTTGAAAAAATTAAAGAAAGGATATTTCCTTTTATTATAGCATTATCAGCTCTATCAGTAAGTGCTTCAGCCGCTTTTTATTCAGTAAGCGGTTTAATGAAGTTATTTGCTGGAGCTGCTTTCGCTGTAGGGGTTATGGCAGCTTCTTTAGAAGTATCTAAATTAGTTATTGTTTCTTTATTGTATCAGTATTGGTCGACATTAAATAGAGCATTAAAAGTTTATTTAATGATAGCCGTAAGTATTTTGATTTTAATTACATCAATGGGTATTTATGGTTTCCTTAGTAGTGCATATCAAGAAACAGCAAATAAAGATCAAGTTGTAACTCAACAAATTATTGCTTTAGAAACTAAAAAGAAACTATATGAGGGTACTAGAGATAACTTACTTAAAGAAAAACAATCATTATCTGATTTAAGAGGTAGTTTATCTAAAAGTTCTACTACCCAATATACCGATAAAAATGGTAATCTAGTAGTAAGATCAAACAATGCAAGTATAAAACAATTAGATAAAGCATCCCAATCAGATGATAAACTATCAGGTAAAGTAGATGTAGTGAATGATTCTATATTTTCTATTGAAAATAAAATTCTAACTATTAAGACAAACTCAACATCTACCAGTGAATTAGGCCCACTTAAATACCTATCAGGATTAACTGGAGTAAGTATGGACCGCATCATTAATTATTTGTTATTAATTATTATATTTGTATTTGATCCATTAGCTATTGCTCTTGTTATCGCCGCTAACTTTGCTTTTGCTCGCCTTAATAAACGTGAAGAAATACCATTGGAAGAAAAAGTAGAAGACATAAGAAATGTAGTAGAGGCATATGATAATTTAGAAAAGGAAATGAAGGAATGGGAAGAAGCAAGTTTAACTGATTTACAAAATTGGGAAGAAGAAGAAAAACAATACGAAATCTATAAAGAACAAGATCAAAAAATCCAAGAATCAGAAAAACAAGAAGATGAAGATTGGGTTATTATAGATGAAGATGATGAAAGAGAAAAAGAAGTTGAAGCAGCTATCGATAAAATAGAAGCATTAACTAGTGACATTAGCTCTCCAGAACATTTTAAAAAAGAGGCAGCAATGGAAGAAATTCAAAAACTTAAAAAGTTTTTAAAAGCAAATAATAAGGACAATACTATCACTTATTTTTAAACTTCTTGTTTGGCCTTGTAAAACAAGGATGTTATATTTATGTCATAATAAAGGTTATGAATATCGAAGAAATTTATCAAGCAGAACAGGAATTAGAACGTTACAATTCAATTATGTCGTTTAAAGAAATTCTTACTCAAGAAGATTATGATTTTTGTAAAGAATGGGATGCTGAAGAAGCTAAAAAATATTTAAATAATATTGGACCAGCTTGGAAAGATGGAGGTTTTACTGGAGAAAATCGTTACTTGAATATTAATGTATATTCTGAAGCTGATAAAGAGGAATTTGATTTAAGAAGGGAAATAGGTTTCTAATATGCATTCAAGAGAAGTTATTCAAAAACATTTATCCAAATTACAAAAATTAAACTACAACCAGTTTAGATGGTGGAGAAATTATAGTGTATCTAAAACATTACCTAAATCTGCTCATATTGAGAAAAGAATAGATAATGGTGATTTTGATCCATCTCCTTATTTTTGGATGGCCCAATCAGCATTATGGGAAAAACATGACAGTGATAATTCAGGTTTAGAACCATTTGAAAGAGCTAAACGTGGAGGTTTATTGTTAGGTAAATATGAACGTTTAATGAATGATCACTATAGTGATGATGATTCTAAATTAGAGAATTTTATAGATGCTATTTATGATCATTTTGAAGTTGATAAACTTTTAGTAGAAGAAGAGATCAAATTGTTTGGCTCATCTGTAAAGGATTATTATCTTTATGCTAGTACAAAATACAATGTTAGGAGAGTAGCTCCTAAAAGAAGAGGTAGACCTAAAAAAGTAAGTATATGAAAATAAGTCATGAAGTTCCATTATGTTTGTTAGAAGATAGTCTTGATTTTAATGACTATGATTATTGTTTAGTTCATCTTTTAGATAAAGATAAAGACTATGTTGATTTCTTTATGAAGGCAAAACAACAAGGTCGTTATATTATTCTAGATAATTCACTTCATGAATTAGGAACAGCATACCATGATTCAGGTCTACTACATTGGGTTGATAAATTAAGACCTAATGAATTTATTGTTCCTGATGTGTGGCAAGATACAAATGCCTCTATTGTTAATGCTAGAAAATGGTCTCAAATTCAACTACCTAAAGAAGTTACTAAAGTAGCAGTTGTTCAAGCTCAAAACTTTTTAGATGCTGTTTTGTGTTATCAAACATATAAAGATTTAGGCTATAAAAAGATTGCGTTTTCTTATGGAGCTGAATATTATTTAAATCATTCTAGTCACCCAAATGAAAATATTGCAAAAGCATTAGGTAGGATTGAGGTAGTAAGTAGAATGTATAAAATAAATATAATTCAACCAAATGATAGAGTACATTTACTAGGCTGTCAGGTACCTCAAGAATTTAGTTGGTATAAAGATATGCCGTTTATTGAAACAATTGATACATCAAATCCTATTATGGCTACTTTAGATGGTATGCAGTATGGTAGGAATGGTTTAACTGAAAAACCAAAATCAGATATGAACCATAATTTTTATACTACAGAAATTGATTATAACTTACTTGATTGGAATTTGAGAATGTTTAAAAAATTATTAAAATAATGCAAGTATTTTTACCATACCCAGACTTTAAAAAGTCACTTGAGTCTTTAGACAACAAACGTTTAGGCAAACAACGAGTAGAAACTTATCAATTAATTGCTGGTTTAGAAGGTAGACCAACATTAACTGGTAAAGCATATTCTAAAGGCCGCATTAACCACCCTATAAGCCAGATGTTTAGAAATAACATACCTGCATTAAAACAATACCTAAACGACTCTATAGACGTTTGGGTTGCTCGAGGTAAAAATAACACTATGAAAAAAGAGGTTATCACTGAAGAGATTGTTATGCCTGTTTGGTTTGGAGATGAAGAGTTTCATAAGTCTCATAGAGCAAATTTGTTAAGAAAAGATACTGTTTATTATGGAGAACATGGTTGGAATGATAATCCTGAATTACCTTACAGATGGTATGATATGAATAGAGAACAATGGTATGATCAAATAGCAGGAACTAAAGAAAAAATATATTTAAATAAATAAAGTTATGAACATAGAAATCGAAATGGTATCACTTTTTGACTACCTAAAAAAACCAGCAGGCCCAGAATTAGGTAAACAAGTATCACTTGCTGCTATGAATGAAAAGATTCATATTGAATCTAAACAAGTCTCCACTCCTAAATATAAAGGAAATATTTTAATGTATCCTAAAACATGGTTGGATGAATATTTTAATAAAACAAATAATGAATACCAAGAACTCTCCCTCTAAACCGATGAAAGATATTAATCCGGCTTGGGAAGCAGAGATTAAAAAAACACTAGATGCTTTGTGGAAAAATAGATATCGCCTAAGTTTGGAAAATTTAGATCTTTTACGTAGATTAGCAAATAAAACAAAATTATGAATCAACAAGCAGTATTATCATTAAGTGGGGGAATGGATAGCTCCACATTGCTTCTTCATCTGCTAGCTCAAGGAAATGAAGTAACAGCATTATCTTTTGATTATGGTCAAAAACATAATGTTGAATTAGAACGAGCTAAAGATTTAGTTAGTTATTTAAATGCTCAACTTTATAAAGTTGGAGATAATTATGGAGTAATTAAACACCAAGTAATTAAACTTGATGGTTTAGCTCAATTACTTAATTCATCACTTGTAACTGGTGGGGATGATGTTCCTGAAGGTCACTATGCTGAAGAAAATATGAAAGCAACAGTTGTTCCTAATCGTAATAAAATATTTAGTTCTATTATTCAAGCTGTAGCTTTGTCAATAGCTGAGTCTAAAAGAACAAATTGTAAAATTGCTATGGGTATTCATGCTGGTGATCATTCAATTTATCCTGATTGTAGACAAGAATTTAGAGATGCTGATTTTGAGGCGTTTAAATTAGGTAACTGGAATGCAGAATATGTTAGACATTATACTCCGTATTTGCATACTGATAAATTTGGTATTTTAAAAGATGGTTTTAATTGTTGTAAACAATTAGGAATTGATTTTGATGAAGTTTATAAACGTACTAATACATCTTACAAACCAATGCAGCACACTGTTTATTGGGAAGATACAAATGGTGATACTCAATCATCAACTGAATGGTTTTCAGATTACAAATCAGCATCATCTGTTGAACGTGTAGAAGCATTTATTAAACTAGATATAAAAGATCCTGTACAATATGCTGACGAATTCGGACCAGTAACTTGGGAATTTGTAAAAAAATACGTATCTTCAGTATTAGATGATCACAAAAAGACGATATAAAAAATCAGAACTGTACCCACAAATGTATGTTGTGGTTAATAAACATGGTGAAGTGTTTACTGGTCTACTTAAAGGATATACTCAATGGTCCTATGATTGGTCTCAAGCTAAACCATTATTAAAAGAAAATACCTCTCGTCTCCTAGAGGAAAATTTTGGAGCAGAATTAATTAAAGAAGAAGAAATTATATGAACCACCCCGATCCAACACAACATCAATTAGTCAGCTTTTTAAAATCAGCTGTTAGAATTACAGGTTACGTTGCCTTACCCTTTGGTATTGGCCTTGGTGTAACTATTTTAGTTATTAGTGAACTTATAGGAATTATTGAAGAACTAGTATGAGAAAATTATTTTACTATAGTGCACCTTGGTGTCAACCATGTCAAACTTTAGGTCCTATTATGGATCAAGTAGCAAAAACAATTCCTGTTATTAAAGTTAATATAGACTATGAAGCTGATTTAGCTCAAAGAGCAAATGTAAGAGCTGTACCAACAGTAATACTTGTAGAAGGTGAAACTGAGGTTCGTAGGTTTACAGGTGCAAGAAGTTTTAATGATGTAATACAATTTATCAATGGGTAGTTTTAGATCAACAAAAGTATTTGATGGTTACTCAACTTGTTTCCGTCAATGGAAAGCAGAAGGAACTCATTGTAAGTTTCTGCATGGTTATGGAGTAAGTTTTAAAGTATGGTTTGAAGGTGAACTTGATGAAAGAAATTGGGTATGGGATTTTGGAGGCATGAAACGCGCTAAAGGTACTATTGATGGTATGAATCCAAAAGCATGGATGGATTATATGTTTGATCATACTGTTATTATATCAGTAAATGATCCTTATATTAATTTATTTAAACAAATGGAAATAGATGGTATAATCCAGTTGAGAATAATTAAAACAACTGGAGCAGAACAGTTTGCAAAATACATTTATGAAAAATTGAATACCTTTATTCAAGAAGAAACTAATGGACGTGTAAAAATAGTTCAAGTTGAATTTAGAGAACATGAAAAAAATACAGCATTTTATAAAGGATAATTATGACAACAGAAACTAAAAAACCAGGTCGTATTACTGACTACAATAAAAAATTACCTATTCTTGAAATCTATACTTGTATTCAAAGTGAAGGTTCAAGACAAGGACGCCCAACAGTAGCTATCAGAACAACAGGGTGTACTCATAGATGTTGGTTTGGTGAAGGCGGGTGGTGTGATAGTTGGTATACAAGTATCCATCCAGAAAAAGGTATTTATACATTTAATGACATTATTAAGATCTACGATGAAAATCCTGAAATTAAAGAAATGATGTTGACTGGTGGTTCACCTACTATGCAGCCTGATCTTTGTAATGAATTAACTCACTTTGCTAACGAGCGTGGTATATGTATAACCATTGAAACAGAAGGTAGCCACTTTATTGAAACCGATTATCCGTTTGGGTTGGTATCTTTATCTCCAAAGTTTGCTAATTCTGTTCCTGCTCTTGACGTTACCACTCCAATGGGTAAGCTCGTGGATCAAAAAATGATTGACCAGCATAACAAACTTCGTTTGAATAAAGAGGCAATTCGTAAAACTTTAGATTACCATACAGACTATCATTACAAACCAGTTTATGATGGACATAAAGGCACACTAGAAGAAATTGAAGCGTTTAGGGTTGAAATGAATATTCCTAAAAACAAAACATGGTTAATGCCTGCTGGTGATACTAGAGAAGAACTAATTAAACAATACCCTATCAGTTTAGAAAAAGCATTTGAAATGGATTATAATTGGACAGGTAGAGATCATATCATAAGTTACGATACTAAGAGAGCTGTATAATGGATTTATTATCTACCCACCCTGTTAAAAAATCAGATTTAGGCTTCCATGGTAATCTATTTGGCGGTAAATTGCTTAGCTGGATAGATGCCGCGGTTGCTGCTTACGCAATGGAAAAATGCAGGAGTCAAAATATGATTACTATTGCTATGGATAAGTGTGTTTTTCTAAAACCTGCTAAAGAAAAACAATTAGTTAAAATTTATGGTGAAATGATAAAAGTAGGAAATACATCTGCTACTTTTAATATTGAAGCAAGAGGATATAATGTGTTTAGAGGTGATGAAATTGTTTTATTAGCTACAAATATGACTTTTGTTAGAGTAGATGAAGAAGGAGTTCCAATTCCTATTTCAGAACAAGTTAGGAAAACATTTAATACCCCACCCTCAAAATTGTAATATTTATAACAATATGAAAAAATTATTATTATTATTGTTTTTATTTCCTCTAGTTGCTTTTGCTCAAAGAGATTCAGTCTACATTAAAACAGATATTTTTACAGCAGTTTACTCAGAGATATTACAACAACCTAAATGGGTTACTTATACAGTACAATGTCCTAATGGCAAAGCACCTCGTACAGGGATGGATTTTTATACTCAACCAGGACTAATTACTTCAGACAATGCTGATTATGCAGCTAATGTTTATGATAAAGGCCACTGTGCTCCAGCGGCTGATTTTAATTGTACTAAAGAAATGTTATATAAAACATTCACTTATGTAAATTGTGTATTACAACATGAACGTTTAAATCGTGGTGTATGGCGTTTATTAGAATCATATGAACGTGACTTAGCCGCTGTTAATACAGTTAATGTAGAAATTAGAATGGTATATAGTAAAACATCTTTAAAATTACCTACAGGAGCTACAATACCTGATGGATTCTATAAAATAATTAAATTTGGAAATAAAGTTGAAAAATATTACTTTCCAAACACATCACCAACTACAAGCGACTTTAAAAATTATTTAATAAAATGACCCCAAAATTAACTTTTTACTATCATGATGAATGCATGATGTGTGCTGATTTAAAACCTATTGTTCTTGAATTTAAAGATAACTTAGGAATTGAATTAATTAATACTTATGAAAATGAACTTTTAGTAGAAAATTTAGGTATTGCTTTTGTGCCTTGTTTAACTATTGAAGATAAAAATGGACTTCATAAATTTGTTGGTCCACAAGAAATTAAAGAAGTTTTGAAAAAATTAGTTCTATGATAACTTTATTTACAGAAAGAGAAATTAAAAACAAAGTAGGCGAAATTGCTTACAACATTAAAAAGAAACAACATAAACAACCTCCAGTATTCATTTGTGTTTTAAATGGAGCGTTTATGTTTTTTACAGACTTAGTAAAACAAGTAGGGGAGTGCCATATTGATTTTATTAGTGCTAAGTCATATGATGAAACCAAACAAGGTGAAATACGAATCCTAAAATCAATTACTATTAATATTGAAGGAAAAGATGTATACCTTGTAGATGACATCTATGATTCAGGTAACACTATGAATCGTCTAATTAAACACCTCCAATACCTTAATCCAAATTCAATTACTCCAGTAACATTATTTAAAAAACATTATTCAAACACAGATGGTTTGGTTTATGGTTTTGAATTAAAAGATGAACATTGGTTAGTAGGGTATGGTTTAGATGCTACTGATGGGACTAAAAGGAATCTTTCTCATATACTTGGCTACGTACCAGAAGATTAATATATTAATAAAAAGTTATGAATAATAAAACATTTAAATTAGATTTAGAAGTAGTAAAAATGGGTTATGCTAATGGGGTTGCTCCTGGTTTTCCATTCACTGAAAAAGAAAAATGGGCAATGGTAGATGAAGCTGCTGAAGCATATGGTAAATTTTTAGATGCTTTAGGATGTGATTGGAAAAACGATCCTAATAGTTCAGATACACCTCGTCGTGTAGCTAAAGCCTATGTGTTTGATTTATGGAAAGGTCGTTATGATGCTATGTCTGAAATTACTTCATTCCCAAGTGATGGTTATGATGGTATTGTTATTGAACGTAACATTCCTCTTACATCAATGTGTTCACACCACCACCAAACAATTGGAGGTGTAGTTCATATTGGCTACATTGTAGGTGAAGGTGGTTCTGTAATTGGTTTAAGTAAATTAAATCGTATTGTAGAACATTTTGGACGTCGAGGAGCTATTCAAGAACAGCTTACATCAGCTATTCATCAAGCAGTAGAAAAGATTTGTGAAAACAATAAAGGAGTTATTGTAACTATAGTTGCTACTCACAATTGTGTAAGCTGTAGAGGTGTAAAACATCAAGGTGCTTCAATGGTTACCACTAAAGCATCAGGAGTGTTTATAGATAATGCTAATCAAGCACGTAAAGAGTTTTTTGACTCAATTAAAATTAATAACGGAGGACATCAAATATAATGAAGTTAGGTAGTTTTGTTGAAACAGTAATTCGTATTATTACCTTTGGACAAGGCTACCGAATTACGTTATTTATAGCTAAAAAAATGGGCTATGATGATTGTGGTTGTAAAGCTAGAAAAGATAAATTAGATAAATTTTGGGACAAAGTTCTAAAAAAATTAAAATAGTATGTTATTAAATTCAAACCAAATATCCAGTTACATTAAAGAATCAGAGTTTTCAAAACGCGCTCAAATAGGTATTGACTTATCAGCAGCTAAAATTGAACGTATTGATGTTGGTTCTGTTGTCTACAAAGACAAAACTCACATTGATGCCTTAGGTTATGTTGAAATGCCTACAGTAAGTATTGATGGTAAAGAGTGTTGGCGCCTTGAAAAAGGTATTTACTCAATTACATTCAATGAAGGTATTCATGTACCTAATGATTGCGCGGCTAAAATTACTCACCGTTCTTCTTTGTACCGTACAGGAACAATCATTGAATCACCATGGTGGGATCCAGGTTTTTATTGTGACCAAATGAACACTACAATGATTGTTAACAGTGTTATTATTATTGAAAAGAATGCTAGGGTTGCTCAAATTGCTTTTTGGCGAGTTGAAGAAGTTGGAGAAACTTATGACGGTCAATGGCAAGGTTTAAACACTGCTTACAAACAATAATAAATTACTTTTGAAAGAATAGGCTTGGTTTACCAGGCCTTTCTTGTTATATTAACAGCATGTATCAAGCTCTATATTTCGATAAAGATGAAAAACAATATTATTTAAGAGACGATAGGTGGACTGGATTTAAAACTGTTAAATACTGGCCTACTTTATACCAAGCTGATCCTGATGGTGAATTTGAAACATTAGAAGGTACTAAGGTAACACCAATCAAAAAGATGGATGATTGGAAAGATCCTAAGTATTATGAAAAAGATGTTGATAAATTAACTCGTTTTTTAGTAGACCACTATTATGAAACAGATGACACTCCTAAATCTCACAACATTGTTTATCTAGATATTGAGTGTGTTGTTGCTGGAGCACTAACTGAGGAAAACATTAAAGATCCTAAGGGTGAAATAACAGCTGTTGCTTTATATGATCATAACTCTAAAAAATACTACTGTATGATTTTAGATAAAGACAAAGCACTTAAGGATATTAAAGGAGAAAATAAAGAAGTTATACCTTATTCTACTGAAAAAGAATTATTACATGGGTTCTTAGATAAATGGTATGAACTTGATCCTACTATTATTACAGGTTGGAATAGTGGTTTCTTTGATATTCCTTATTTATATTATCGTATTAAGAAAGTATTAGGTGAAACAATAGCTGCTACTTTATCTCCTATTAATAAAATTAAATTTACACCTCAATTTGCAGACCAACCAGTTAATTTAGGAGGTATTAATCATCTTGACTATATGCTTTTATTTAAAAAGTATATTATGAAACAAGAACCATCCTATCGTTTAGGTGATATAGGTAAAAAATATGCTAAATTAGAAAAGATAGAATATCAAGGTTCACTTGATAAATTATTTAAAGAAGATCCTAATACATTTATTGAGTATAATTTACGAGATGTAGAGATTATTGTTGAACTTGAAAACAGAATGAAGTTTATTGAGTTAACAGTTACAATTGGTCATCTATGTCATACAGAATATGAAGCTATCTATTATTCAACTATGTTGAATGAAGGTGCTATTTTAACTTATCTAAAACGTAAAGGTATTATTTCACCTAATAAACCTACTACTTATAATCCAGCATTAAGAACATTAGAGGAAGAATATGCTGGTGGTTATCTAAAAGATCCTGTACCTGGTTTATATGAGTGGGTTATTGATTTAGATTTTACATCACTGTATCCTTCTATTATTAGATCACTTAATATGGGTATTGAAACATTGGTAGGTAGAATTGTAAATAAAGATAAATATGACAACCAATGGTCACTTCAGGAACTTAAATCAATGAATCCTGATAAAATTATCTATATTGAAAAAGTTAGAAAAGATAGAACATTAGCTCGTTCTGAAATAACTGTAAGTGAAATTATCAATATTATTGAAAAAAACAATTTAATTGTATCTGCTCCTGGTGTGTTGTTTAGGAAAGATAAATCAAGTGTGGTTTGTGAAATCTTAGCTGACTGGTTTGCTAAACGACAGGAATATAAAAAACTAATGAAAAAAGCATATAAGGTAGATAATGATCCTGTTATGGGTGCCTTTTATGATAGACGCCAACACGCCTATAAAATTAAATTAAATGATGTTTATGGTGTGTTTGCTCAAAATGGTTGGAGATACACAGATGGAAATAAATTCATTAGTAAAGCCATCACTTTATCAGGTCAAAGACTATTACAAGAAAGTATTAGGAATATGAATGAATACCTAAATAAAGAATTAGGTAATGAAATTCCTAAAGACTATATTGTCACTAGTGATACTGACTCACTATTCATTCAATGTAAAGATTTGCTTATAGCAAGACATCCAGATATTGATTTTAATGATAGAGAAGATGTTATTAATAAGATATTAGTTATAGCTAATGAGTTGCAAAAAATGGCTAATGATTTTATTGGTAACTTTGCTAAAACTGCTTTTAATTTAGGAGATAAAGCAACTCACTATTTTGAGTTAAAACAAGAAGTTGTACTAGATAGAGGTTATTTTGCAGGTAAGAGGAGATACGCCCAACATATTGTTAACAAGGAAGGTGTACCTGTAGATGAGTTGGATGTTAAAGGTTTGGATCTAATGAAATCTAATTTCCCACCATTATTTAGAAAGTTTGGGGAAAACATTATTAATGAAATTATGTTTGGTAAACCTAAAACTGATATTGATAAACAAATATTAGATTTTAGAACTGAACTAAGAACTATTGATTGGAGGAAAATTCTTAAACCTACTGGTTTAAAGAAAATGAGTGAGTATTTAGCTTCTCCTCCACGTGCTGGTGAGGTATTTTCTAAATTAGGATCAAAATGTCCTATTAATACTAAAGCAGCTATATTTTATAATGACATTCTGAAATTTAAAAATTTAGATAAAAAATATCCAACATTTCAAATAGGTGATAAAATGTATATTGCTTATTTAAAAGATAATCCATATCGAATTGATGTTGTTGGTTTTAATGGGTTTAATGACCCACCTGAACTAATGGAGTTTATAGAAAAATATATTGATAGAGATGGTTTGTTTGATTCAGTTTTGAAAAACAAATTAGAATCATTATATTCAGATTTAGGATGGGGTGCAGTAGTACTTAATCACAATATTAATAAATTTTTTAAATTTTAAATATATATAATAAATAAGTTATGATTAATAAAGCAGATTTAGTTTCGATTATTTCCAAGTATTACTTGAATGGAATGAATGAACGAGTTAAATGGGACATTCAAGATAACAAATTAACCATTAAATTCAATTCTCCAGACAATTCAATGATTGGAACAGTAACATGTGATAACTTTGAATTAGAAGATTCACAAGTAGCTATTAGTAATACATCTCAATTACTTAAATTATTAGCTATTACAAATGGTTATTTAGAATTAAGTTATATAAAACAACATAAACTAATTACTAAACTTATTGTAGCAGATAATCAATTTACTCTAAACTATGCTTTAGCTGATAATATGATTATTCCTAAAGCAGGAGAATATATTGGTGATGGTGTATATAATATTGAAGCTACGTTAGATAACGAGAGTATAAACGCTATAATCAAGGCCAAATCTGCACTCGCCGATACTGATACTGTTGTATTTAAACCGTTTATAAACGCTGATAGTGATTTGCAATTAGAAATGTTGTTTGGAGGAAATATTGAATACTCAAATAAAGTATCTTTTTACCTACCTGACATTACTACTAACAATTTACCTAATGAATTCAAAGCTCATTATAATTCTAACTTGATTAAAGAAATCATGTATTGTAATAAAGATGTAGCTAATTGTGTTATGGGAATTAATTTAGAAGGAATTATGAGACTTGCTTTTGATAACGGAAGTATTAAAAGTGAATACTATGTGATTGCTAAAGAGTTATAATATGAGTATTCCATTAATTACTATTAAAGATGATTTATATCATGTTATTAGAGTAATTCCTGAACATACAGGAATTGATACTAATTTATTTAGAGGTTATACAAATACAACAAATGTATTTAGAAAAGACGGAATGTTTTGGTTTGTTCGTTTAATAGAGGAGGCTCAAATTATTGAAGATGAACAACCACTTATTGAAGAAAGTTTGGAATCTTAAAAGAAAAATGTTATATTAACATTATATGACTACCGAAAAAGAATATACCCGTTTTATTAATGATCCTATTATGGAACCTTATTTCATTTCAATGGACGACAATTGTATGACTGTAAATATTAAAATTACTCCTGACACTCGCTATAGTGATTCAGGTAAAGATTATAACAAAATTGTAGGCCATTACAGCAATTTAGGAAGTGCCTTAAAATCAATTGCTAAGGACAAAACAAATAGTAAATCATATGATTCATTACAAGAGTATATTACTGAATATACTAGTATAGTTGAGTCATTCAATCAAAAATTTAATTTTTAAATTATGAAATTAGAAGCATTATATAACGCAGTTATTGTAAAACCTATGGAGGCTGAAGAAACTTCATATGGTGGTATTATTGTTCCCGATTTGGGAAATGAAAAAAACAAACTTGGAAAAGTAGTAACAGTAGGTAAAGGATACTATTCAGTGACCGGAACTTGGATTGATACTGTTATTCAAGAAGGAGATATTGTAGTGTTACCTACAATGGGTTTTTCTAAATTAGAACATGAAGGTGAAGAATACTGGATTGGTCCTGAGAATCAAGTTTTAGCAAAAGTAAATAAAGATTAATATGAGCAAAATTATAGAATTCGGCCCTGAGGCAAGGAAAAAAATGATCGATGGTATCGATAAATTAGCAAATGCTGTAACAGCAACACTTGGTCCTAATGGACGTAATGTGGTTATTGCAAATGGAGGTATTCCTCAATCAACTAAAGATGGTGTCACAGTAGCTAAGTCAATTACATTAGAAGATCCAATTGAAGAATTAGGTGTTCAATTAGTTAAACAAGCTGCTATTAAAACCGCTGAAAATGCTGGTGATGGTACTACAACATCAACTTTGTTAGCTCGTGAGATGGCTAAACAAGGTCTTAAGTATCTTAACAATGGTGAGAATGCAGTTGAAATTAAACGCAGTATTGATAAAGCAGTAAAAGAAGTAGTTAATTATCTTCATGATAATATTAAAGAAGATATTTCATCTGAAGCTCAACTTAAACAAATTGCCACTATCTCAGCTAATAATGATCCTGAAGTAGGTGAATTAATTGCTACAGCGATGGAAAAAGTAGGTCGTGAGGGTGTTGTGTTTATTGAAGAATCTAAAAATGGAGAAACATATCTTGAAACAGTAGAAGGTATGCAGTTTGATAGAGGTTATAAATCACCTTATTTTGTAACTGATAATAACACTATGAGTACTACTATCAATGATCCTTATATTTTGATTGCTGATAAGAAGTTTACTACTGTAAAAGAATTGTTACCTATTTTAGAAGCTGTATCTAACCAAAATAAACCATTGGTTATTATTGCTGAAGATGTAGATGGTGAAGCATTAGCTACTTTAATTGTAAACAAAGCAAGAGGTATTTTGAAAACAGTTGCTATTAAAGCTCCTGATTTTGGAGATCGTCGTAAATTGTTGCTTGAAGACATTGCTATCATGACAGGTGGACAAGTATTCAGTACTGAAAAAGGTATGAAACTTGATAAATTTAGTTGGGATTGGTTTGGTCAAGCACGTGTAATTACAGTAAATAAAGATCAAACAACTATTGTTGATGGTAATGGTGATTCAGATAAAATCACAAACCGTATTGAAGAATTGCAATCCCAAATTGATAAAGCACAATCTCCTTATGAACGTGAAAAATTACAAGAACGTTTAGCTAAATTTATTGGTGGTGTAGCAATTGTGCATGTAGGTGGATTTACTGAATCAGAAATGAAGGAAAAGAAAGACCGTGTTGATGATGCTTTACAAGCTACTAAAGCTGCTTTAGAAGAAGGAATTGTACCTGGTGGTGGAATGGCTTTGCTACATGCTAGAAATGGAATTACTGATGTTAACAGCATTGGTGGTAGGATTGTTTATAATGCCTGTGCTGAACCATTTAAGAAAATTTTATCTAATGCTGGCTATGAATTAGAAGATATCTATAATGCCTTGTCTGGAGCAACGGGAGGTGATTATTGGTATGGATTTAATTTAATGGAAGAAGATTTTGATGATATGAGAGAATTAGGTATCATTGATCCATCTAAAGTAACTCGTACTGCACTTGAAAATGCTGCTTCAGTAGCAGGTACTATTTTATTAACAGAAGCTGTTGTAGTTGACAAGCCCGAAGAAAACAAGAATGATGATGGGCTTGGAGGTATGATGGGAATGATGTAAATTTAACAACATGCAAGACGCAGTAGACTTAATAGGAAAAACCATTTATATAGGTGCTATAGAGTATACAATTGTAAAAGTATATTTTGTACCTGATGCTGTTAGTGATGATCATAATCTATATTTTGGATTATCTAAACACAACGAAACTACAACAGTAAATTATCCTTATTATAGTCTACTGCCTTACATGAAAAAATCAATTAAGTTATGAGCAAAACAGAAATACAAGAAAAATTAATTGAAATCGCTTATCGTGTACCACCAGGTGATAACTGGAAGGTAAGTAATGTTAATGAGGTTCAAAAATCTATAACAGATGCCTTAGAAGCTTGGTATCAAATAGCTACAATTAAACCTAAAGCCTTCAGACTAGATTTGGAAAAGGGTAAATTATATGCTATATTAAATACAGAAGTGGAAATTAAAGAACCAGAACCTAAACGTTACAATATATATGGCGACTACTAAACAACATACATTATGGGTTGAGAAATATCGTTCTCAAAATCTTTCTACATATGTAGGAAATGAACAAATTAAAGGTACTATCTCAAAGTACCTCGAACAGAATGATATTCAAAATTTTATTTTCTACGGTCCTGCTGGTACCGGCAAAACTACTCTTGCTAAACTTATTGTTAATAATCTTAATTGCGATTATCTCTATATTAACGCTTCCGATGAACGTGGTATTGATACTATTAGGGATAAGGTCCAGGGCTTCTCGTCTGTGGCATCATTTAAGCCTCTTAAAGTTGTTATCTTGGATGAAGCAGATTTTCTTACAATCCAAGCACAAGCATCATTAAGAAACATTATTGAGACATTTGCTCGTACTACAAGGTTTATCTTGACTTGTAATTACATTGAGCGTATTATTGATCCTCTCCAATCACGCTGCCAGGTACTTAAAATTGTACCTCCATCTAAACAAGATATTGCTTACCATATCATAGACATTCTTAAAAAAGAAGATGTTGGAATGGGAGCTGATGATTTAAAGTTAGTTATTAATCAATTTTATCCTGACCTACGTAAAATGCTTAACACACTACAGATGGGTGTAACAGGCGATGAAGTAGTTATTGATAAAAACATATTAGTGTCTAGTAACTACAAAAATCAAATACTCATGGAATTATGCAAACCAACATCTAAATCGTTTAATAACATTAGACAGATTATAGCTGATTCTGGTGCTAATGATTTTGAGGATCTATTTAGATTTTTATTTGATAATGTAGATAAATATGCTCCTACTAGCATAGGTGAAGTAATTATTTATATTGAAGAATACCAATACCATTCCAACTTCAGGATTGATAAAGAAATAAACGCAATGGCTTTGCTTTCTAGAATTTTATCATTAATTTTAAGTAAAAGAGTAATATGAAAAAATTCATCCACTTTTTTATACTTTGGGTAGCAAGTAACTTATCTATACCTTTTTGGATGGTAGGTCATGTTCACCTAACTATGAATGTGTATGAAGATATAAAAGAAATAGCGGCATCATTAAGTATGAATTTATTAGTTGGTGTTGGATTTTATTTAGAATGGAAAAAACATAAAGAAAATGAAAAATAATCAAATGAACATTAATCTTGATTTGTCAAAGACAACATCAGTAGAGACTCCAACCGGTGGTAAAATTTGGAGTCAAGGAGTTATCATTCGTAAAGTATCTCGTTTTGTAGTAGGTGCTGATGAAGATGCTCTTATTCCAATCCCTGTATTTTATGATCGTGAAACCGGAGAAATTCTACTTGAAACATTGCCTAAAGAACTAAGAAAAGAATACGGCGGTGACGATATTTGATTGGTTAAAAGAAATTACTACTAACAAAACGTCCTGGGTTTCTTTTACAGAGGATCAGCGAGAATCATTCAATTCTTACATGGTTCATAGATTTGTAAGTATGTATGAAGGATACACTGAGGTTGCAAATTTGGGCCAAAGAATCCCTTATCCTGATAAAGAAAAAACTTATAAATACTATTGCTCTATGTTACCTAAAAAGAATGTTTTCCTCAAGTACATTAAATCTTCTAAAAAGAAGCCTAGTAATTCATTGCTACAGTATGTAGCTAATTTTTATACAATATCATTAGGCGAGGCTGAAGATTATTTGTATATTCTTAAAAAAGAAGGAATAGAACATATTCTAGAAAAATCAGGAGTTGATGATAAGGAAATTAAAAAGTTATTAAAAGAAATCAAATGACAAAAAATAGTGATGTTTATGGAGTCACATTTGACACTCCAAACTTAAATACAAGAACCATTCCTAAAACAGACTTAATTGTAGACTCAGTTATTGATGAGCATATTAAAAGAGCAGAAATGGGTAAAAACAAATATAATAATACTTTAGATAGAACTGATTTATCTGTATTAGAATATTTACAACACGCCAAAGAAGAAGCAATGGATTTAGCTCTCTACTTAGAGAAAACAATTCAGATGCTGAACGGTAAAAAATAAGTTTTGAGTAGAAAGAAAAAAATACCTGCAATTGTAAAACAAATCAAAAAACATACTCTAAAGGAAATTAATTACGCTACTGAAAAAGCAATTTCCTATAGTCAAATGTCTATGTTTTTGTCTTGCCCACGTAAATGGTCGTTACAATATAGAGACGGTTATTATACATCTGAACAGTCTATTCATATGACATTCGGAACTGCATTACATGAGGTTATACAACACTATATAACAACTATATATGATGTTAGTGGCGCTGAAGCGGACCGAATTAATATAGAAGAATATTTTGAAGATCGATTTAGAGAAACATATTTAAAAGATTACAAATCTAATAAAAATGTTCATTTTTCTGATCCTGTTGAAATGAGAGAGTTTTATGAAGATGGATTAGCTATTTTAGATTTTGTAAAGAAAAAACGAAGTGGGTATTTTGGTAAACGAGGATGGTTTTTAGTAGGCTGTGAAGTACCTCTATTACTTAATCCTCATCCTGAATTTAGAACTATTTTATATAAAGGATACTTGGATGTTGTTTTGTATCATGAACCAACAAATACTTTTAAAATTATAGATATTAAAACATCTAGAAGCGGTTGGGATGAAAAAACTAAAAAAGATGAAACCAAACAACTTCAATTAGTCCTTTATAAAAAGTTTTATAGTCAACAATTTGGGGTACCTGAAGACAATATTGAAATAGAATTTTTTATCGTTAAAAGAAAAATATGGGAAGAATCACCATTTCCTATATCTAGAATACAAGAATACACTCCAGCTAGTGGTAAAATCAAGATGGGTAAAGCAACTAACACTATTAATTCATTTATAGAAGAAGTATTTAATCATGATGGTTCACATAAAAATAAAGTGTTTGAACCTAATCCTAGTAAATATAGTTGTATGTATTGTCCTTTTAAAAATAAAAAGGAACTTTGTAACGCTAGTATATCTTAAAGAATCCTAATATATTTATATACGATATTAAAAATAAAAGCTATGACAAATAAAAAGGATATGACTCTAACATCTGTAAAAGTACAGAGCGAGTTATTTGAAAGTTTTAAAATTGCTTGTGTTAAGTACAAATTTTCTCTACAAAAGCTTGCTGATCGCACTATTCATTTGTATCTTACTGATGAAGATTTTAGAAAAAAAGTACATTCACATAACAATTTAGAAGTTAAAGATTAAAATTAAAGTTACATGAAAGATAAATTTGGTTATTTGCCTCCTGAAAAGAGGAAGAAGATTATGCTTATCTGTGATGACATCAGAGTCCACTCAGGTATTGCAACTGTCGCTAGAGAAATTGTGTTACACACAGCACAACATTTTAATTGGGTTAACATCGCTGGAGCCGTTACACATCCTGAAAAAGGTAAAAAGTTAGATCTTTCTGAAGATACTAATAAAAATTCAGGACTTACGGATTCCTCAGTAGTATGTTATCCTGTAGATGGATATGGTGATCCATCTCTTATTAGACAACTTATTCAACTCGAGAATCCAGATGCAATTATGTTGATTACTGATCCTCGTTATTTTGTTTTCTTATTTTCTATTGAAAATGAAATTCGTAGACAAATCCCAATCACCTATTTAAATATTTGGGATGATTATCCAGCTCCATTATATAATAAACCATATTATGAGGCCTGTGATTTATTAATGGGTATTTCTAAGCAAACAGTAAATATTAATAAAATTGTTTTAGGGGAGGTTGCTAAAAAACGAATAGTAAAATACATTCCTCATGGTTTGAATGATAAAATTTTCCGACCAATTAAAGAATCAGATAAAGAATATGCTGATGTTGTTTCGTTAAAAAAACAATTATTTGGAAAATCCCAACCCGAGTTTATTATTTTCTTTAACTCAAGGAATATTAGACGTAAACAAATTCCTGATGCATTAATGGCTTTTAGATTATTTTTAGATAAATTACCTAAGGAACAAGCTAAAAAATGTAAAATGCTATTACATACAGAACAAGTAAGTGAACATGGTACTGATTTAAATGCTGTTATTGATTTATTTTTCCATGAAGAATATCCAAATAATATAGTATTTACAAATATGAGAGCTAGTGTACATGAAATGAGTTTATTGTATAATATGTGTGATGCTCAAATCTTATTAACATCTAATGAAGGTTGGGGATTAAGTTTAACAGAAGCTATGTTATGTGGTTTACCTATTATTGCTAACGTAACTGGTGGTATGCAAGATCAAATGCGTTTTGAATTTGAAGATGGTACTTGGATTGATTTTGATGAAAATTTCCCATCAAACCACAGAGGTACAATTAAAAAGCATGGTGAGTGGGCATTTCCAGTATACCCAACTTCACGTTCAATTGTAGGTTCACCTCCAACACCTTATATCTTTGATGATAGATGTGAACCAGAAGATGCTACAGAACGTATTCTTGAAATCTACAACATGAGTAAAGAAGAACGTAAAGCTAGAGGCTTAAAAGGTAGAGAATGGGCTATAAGTGATGAAGCCGGATTTACCTCAGAACATCAAGCAAAACGTGTTATTGAATCCTTTGATGAATTATTTTCAACTTGGAAACCAAGAGAAAAATTTGAATTTATTAAAGCTACAGATTATCCAAAAAGAACATTAAAACATAAATTAATATATTAATGAAACCGTTATTCGTAATAAGTTGCCCTATTGACACTTACAGTGGTTATGGAGCTCGCTCTCGTGATTTAGTCAAGTCAATTATTGAACTTGATAAATATGATGTAAAAATTATGGCCCAACGTTGGGGTGAATGCCCTTGGGGATTTATTAAAGAAAATCCTGAATGGTCATTTTTAGAAAAACATATTTTAAATACACCACAATTACCTAAACAGCCTGAAATTTGGGCCCAAGTAACTGTACCTAATGAATTCCACCCAGTAGGAAAATATAACATTGGGTTTACAGCAGGTATTGAAACTACAACAGCTATTCCTGAATGGATTGAAGGATGTAATAGAATGGATTTAAATATTGTTTCATCTAAACATTCTCTTGATGTATTTAAGAATAGTCAGTTTGAAAAAATAAATGAACAAACAAAACAAAAAGAAGGTGTTCTAAAATTAGAGAAACCTATGGAAGTATTGTTTGAAGGAGCTGATTTAACTAAATATTTTGAAATGGCCGATGATGATATTCCTGAAAATGATTTAGTAACAGCTTTAGATGATATACCTGAATCGTTTGCTTATTTATTTGTAGGTCATTGGATGCAGGGTGATTTGGGTGAAGACCGAAAAAATGTAGGTTTATTAATTAAAGCATTTTTTGAAATATTTAAAAACAAATCCAAAAAACCAACATTAATTCTTAAAACATCAGGAGCAGGTTCATCATATTTAGATAGAGAAATGATTTTGCAAAAAATTATCCAAATCCAAGATTCAGTTGAATCAACAAACTTACCTAATATCTATTTATTGCATGGTGAATTTACAGATGAGGAAATGAATTATTTGTATAATCACCCAAAAGTAAAATCAATGATTAATTTAACTAAGGGTGAAGGCTTTGGACGTCCATTACTTGAATTTAGTTTAGCCAAAAAACCAATTATTGTATCAAATTGGTCAGGACATATGGACTTTTTAAATCCTGAGTTTGTGGTTGCTTTAGAAGGTAAATTAACCAATGTACATCCAAGCGCAGCCAATCAATTCCTTATTCAGGACAGTCAGTGGTTTTCACCTGAACATAATCATATTGGAAATTACTTAAAAGATGTATATGAAAATTATAAAAAGTATACTGATGGAGCTAAACGTCAAGCGTATAGAAGTAAATCAATGTTTAATTTTGACGAAATGAAAAAATTAATAGGCAACTATCTTGAACAGTACATTCCAGAATTCCCTAAACAAGTTCAAATTAAACTCCCTACCATGAATAAAATTACATTACCTAAAAAACCAGTATTAACTAATGGATAATTTAATTGTTTGTGATCGTTGTAATTCTGATGCTTGTTATGTAGACGAGGTGAACCAAGATATTAAAACATATTTTTGTTATGGATGTGGTTTTCAAACCAATTCATTAATGAAATCAGGTAGTGACTTCCTAAATGAACAAATGGAAGTCCTACCCGAAATTTATAAAGATTTAATGGTGACTGATGATAATGGAAAAGTATGGATGCCATCAGCTATTAATTTACCTCAACAAGGTATGATTTTTGTAAACGGACCATCTTCAGATGAATGGAAGTGGAGTGCTGTAAAAGCTGTTTCTGTACTAGAAAAAGAAAAAACAAAATACCCAATCCCAGGAAAACCAGGAAAATATTATGATTGGAGAATGGATATGTCTACAATGAAAAATTATCCTGAACGTGATTTTATGGGAGCTTTAACGTATATTGGCGTTTTACCTGAAGACGAAGATGATCAGCATAGCGATAACAGTTTGTAATGAACATAAAGAGTTAGAAACTCTACTTGATTATCTTCAAGAACGAGCTTTATCTCCTGATTATGAAATTATTATTCAAATTGATGAACAAAATCATACGCCTGAAGTACTTCATATTATTATAGATAGAGGTATTAAACATCATTTTTTCCCATTAAACAAAAATTTTGCGGCTTACAAAAATGAATTAATTAAACACTGTTCTGGAGAATATATCTTCCAAGTCGATGCTGATGAAATACCAAGTCTTGAGTTACTTGCTATGTTACCTGATATTTTAGAAAGCAACCCTGATGTGGATGTATACTTAGTTCCTCGGATTAATACCGTAAGTGGTCTCACCGAGGAACACATTCAGAAATGGAGATGGAATATTGAAGGTGATAGAATTAATTTCCCTGACTATCAATGGAGAATTTATCGTAACAACGATTCAATAAAATGGATAAATAAAGTACATGAGCGTTTAGATGGGTTTAAGCAATATACTGCTTTACCTGCTGAAGATGAGTTTTGCTTATTACACCCAAAAACAATAGAAAAACAAGAAAAACAAAATAATTTTTATAATACAATATGAAAGTAGTTTATATTACAGGTTGTTTAGGATTTATAGGATCCTATGTAACCCGCAAATGCCTTGAAAAAGGTTGGTATGTAAGAGGTATTGATAAAATAACTTATGCTGCTAATATTGATTTATTAGATGAGTTTTTAGATTATCATAATTTTATTTTTGAAGAAAAAGACATAAACCAACTTGATTTTTTATATGATTGTGATTATGTAATTAATACAGCAGCTGAAACCCATGTTGGAAATAGTATAGTCCAATCAGATGAATTTATACATTCTAACATAAATGGTGTACATCACCTTTTAGAGCTAATTAAAAACTTTAGACAAGAAGGTAAAACCAAACCAACCTTAATTCACTTTAGTACAGATGAAGTTTATGGTGATATTGAAGATGGAACTCACACCGAAACTGATTTATTAAAACCATCAAACCCATATTCAGCAACAAAAGCCGCAGCTGATCAATTAGTATTAGCTTGGGCTCGTACTTATAATTTACCTTATATTATTGTTAGACCAACTAATAATTATGGAATGGGACAATATGTTGAAAAATTAATTCCAAAAACATTAAAATATCTTAAATTAGATCGTAAAATACCTTTGCACAATAGTGGTTCTCCTATTCGTACTTGGTTACATGCTGATGACACAGCAGAAGCTATTATGTCAATCATCGAATCAGGCAAAACAAACGAAATATATAATATCTCAGGTGGATTTGAACAATCTAATTTAATGACTGTATCTCAAATTATTAGTTTATATTATCCTAATACAGATAAAGCTTTAGAATATTATTGTAATTTTGAATTTAATAGAGATGGTCAAGATGTTAGATATTCTTTAGATGATTCTAAATTAAGAGCATTAGGTTGGAAACCGAAGCGTGTATTTCAAAATGAATTACCTTATATTGTAGATTATTATAAAGATAAATTTATATGGTAATAAACACTCACCCTCACCTCAACGATATATTAATCTTCACACCTGAAGTTTACTATGATTATAGAGGTTTTTTTATGGAATCTTATAATGATGAAATATATAATATTTTAAATATAAATTTTGTTCAAGATAATCATTCAAAATCATTTAAAAATGTTTTAAGAGGACTTCATTATCAATGGAATAAACCTGTATCTAAACTATTTAAAGTAATATATGGAGGTGGTGCTATTATATTTTTAGATATTAAACAAAATTCCCCAACTTATGGACAACATGGAACTTTACCACTTATATCTGAGGGTGATGTTGTTTTTATACCTTATGGATATGCTGTTGGTTTTGTTTCTTATCAAGATGAAAGCCATCTATATTATAAGTGTTCAAATAAAAGAAATGCTAAGCAGGAAGGTTCAATTTATCCTCTTAATTTAGGATTAAATTTGGAAGTTGACAAAGAGAATATTATATTGTCTGATAAAGATAAATACGCTTTAACATTTGAAGAATATAAAACCAACCCCAAATTTGTATGATAAAATTAACTAACGGTAGAGGACAATTAGGTGAAAAACTTACCTCTCATTTTGAAAACACATCCATAGAAGAAGATATAACAATATACCATACTTGGAAGGTACCCTACTTGCATAACCCCCAACCAGGAGAAGAAAAAGCTATACAAAAAGAAGAATTAAATAAACTAGTTAATTTTTCTATAGCTAATCCTAAAACAAAAATAATATTTATATCAACTAACTCAGCAAAAGGTACTTGGTATACTTATCATAAAGAATTAGCTGAAGCTTATCTTTTATTAAATCATCCAAATTGTATTATTTTAAAATTCCCTTTATTTATTGGTAATGGAGTTATAAAAAAATTAAAAACAGGTGAATTAAAACCTTATGGGATATCTGAGGTTATTACTTTAGATAAAGTAGTAAATACTATAGAACAATTTTTAATATATGAAGGGTTAAAAAGAGTTTTTTATATTGAGGGTGAAAAAATAGAAGCATTAACTATTTTAGAAATTTTAAAAGTACAATGATTACAAAAATAACTTATCATATAATGCCTTGGGAAATTGATTATGCCTTAATGTCATTTACCCAATTTAAAAAATCTAAATATTATTTAGACCCTAATGATAGAGTTAAAATAGATACGTTTCTTAACTTATCTAATTACATAATTGATTGGGATAATAGCAAATTACCAAAAAAGTTCTTTATTCAAAAATATAAGGACTTACAAAATTTACTTTGTGATTATGAACATACACCTTTTATTTATGAAGGTGATGAGTGTTGGGGTATCTTAGATAAGCAAAGAATGGCTTATGATAAAGAAGTAGATTATTATATGGAACTATGCCCTGATATGTACTTCCAGGAAACATTAATAGCATCTTTAATTGAGGCTGCTAAATCAGTTCCTAATAAATATTTTGTTATCACACCACAACTATATAAAATGTGGGATCACACCTGGGATGTGTTAGTTGATAATCAATATTTAGCAATACCTTATGACCAATGGGATAAAGCTGATCTATTTGATATTAGATGGGATTTAAAATCTCAACAGCCTGATATGTCTTTAAGACCAATTAATGTTAGTAAATGGGCTAATTGGTTTGACTTATATAATAAAGCATTTTATGAAGAAATGGTTCCAGTTCATGATGATTGGCATGGTTATGGTCCAGGTGATACTTACGGGATGATAGTTTCAGAGTATGCTAAATCAAAAGGAGTTGATTTTCAACAGTATGTTTTAGAAGGACAAACAATATTTGAATACCCCATTGGACCTTTAAAACAAAGAAATTTTACAAGTGCTTATAGAGATCTAATTGTTACTCGAGATGTGCCTAATCAAAGACAAGTGTTTGAAGCTAAATTTAATGAGTATGTAAACAAAGGTGTTCAAATGTTGATTGATAAAAAAATTATATGTTAAAAATATTCTCCAACTTCAGATCTTTAGAAGATCCATTATATAATAGATTTAAAGCTAGATGTGCTGATAAACCTATAACTTTGTTTTATGATTATATTCCTAAGTCTATACAAGATTTAGAACATAATCCTTATAATTTTTTATTGTTGCATGAACCAAATGAATTTTTTGGAATGCATACTTGGGCTAAAAATAACCATCATTATTTTACAGCTATATTAACTTGGAATGAAGAATTATTAAATAAAGTACCAAACGCTATTTTATTCAATCACAACGCTAGGAATACTAGCGATGAATATGTTGAATCATTCCAAAACATACTAGATAAAAAGTTTGAAGTTAGTTTTCTAGCAGGAGCTAAAACATTAGTAGAAGGTCATATCTTAAGACAAGAAATATTTAAATTAGGAGACCAAATAACAATTCCTAAAAAATGGTATCATACACTTCCTGATTTTAATCAAGATGATTTTAATAAAGGAGGAATTGGTAGACCTGCTACTGCTTGGGAAGGCAAAACAATCTGTTATAATGAACCTATGTTTCATGTGGCTGTTGAAAATGTCAAAGCAAATAATTGGTATACAGAAAAAATAGGAGAAGCATTTTCAACTAAAACATTACCTATCTATTGGGGTTGTCCTAATATAGGAGATTTTTATGATTCAAGAGGAATTATTACCTTTGAATCAAAAGATGAATTAGTTGACATTGTTAATAATTTAACTCCAGAATTATATTATGAAATGAAACCATACATAGATCATAATTATGAGGTAGCGTTTCATGATAATTTTGAATATAAACTTGATAATTTCTTTAAAGAATTAATAGAACTTAATAACCTTTAGGGAATAATTATATATTTATATCAAATAATTAGTTTTAATAGAATATGAAAAAAGTTTTAATAACAGGAGGAGCTGGTTACCTTGGTTCCGTTTTAACAGAAGTATTATTAGGTAAAGATTACCAAGTAACTATTTTAGACAACTTAATTTACAAACAAACATCTGTAGCACCTTTTGCACATCACCCCAATTTTGATTTTGTTTTTGGTGATGTTACTAATGAATCTTTACTTAAATCATTAGTAGAAAAACACGATGTTATTATTCCTTTAGCAGCAATTGTAGGTATGCCTGCTTGTAAATCGCAACCTGAGTTAACTGTAAAAGTAAATTATGAACAAGTAAAAAATATTACTAAATGGATTACTAAAGATCAAAAAGTAATCATTCCAAACACAAACAGTCAGTATGGTTCATCAACTGAAATTATTACTGAAGATTCTCCATTTAAACCATTATCACTTTATGCTGAAACTAAATGTAACGCTGAAAAAGCAGTACTAGATTCAGGTAATGGAATAACATTAAGATTAGCTACTGTATTTGGTATGTCATACCGCATGAGAATGGATTTATTAGTGCAGGACTTCGTTTATAAAGCAGTTACAGATGGTTATTTAGTATTGTTCGAGTCTCATTTTATCCGTAATTATATACACATTAGGGATATAGCTAATGCTTTTTTATTCATGATTGAAAATTATGAAAAATGCAACAACAATGCTTTTAATGTTGGTTTAACATCAGCAAATTGTACTAAATTAGAATTAGCTCAAACAATTCAAAAGTTTGTTCCTGATTTAGTAATTGTAGAAAATAACTTTAAACAAGATTTTGATCAAAGAAATTACATGGTTTCTAACTCTAAATTGGAGTCCCAAGGATGGATACCTACATTTACACTTGAAGATGGGATCCAAGAACTAATCAAAGGATACCAATTAATCAAAAAGTTTAAAGATAAAGATTTTACTAACCTTTAATATAAAAAATAATGACTAATACAGAATTAGAAAAAATTGCTAAATCGGTTAGGAAAGAGGTTTTCAAGTTTAAAACACAAACAGGAAACGGTCACCTAGCTAGTTGTTTGAGCACAGTAGATGTTGTTGTATCTCTTTATTATGATGAAAGTACTCCTTTCAATCATGAAAAAGATATCCTCATCTTCAGTAAAGCTCATGGTTCACCTGTTGTTTATCCTATCTTAGCTGATTTAGGATACTATCCAAAAGACGAGTTAGACAAGTACTGCACACCTGAAGGTATCTTAAGACTACACTCTGACCAATCAATTCCAGGTTGCCATTTTGTAGGTGGTAGTTTAGGTAACGGTATTGGTTATGCAGCTGGAGTTGCTATGGCTAATCCAGACAAACAAGTATATGTTGTTTTGGGTGATGCTGAGTTGTATGAAGGTGCTGTTTGGGAAACTATGATGTTTATTACTCATCATAATCTAACTAATGTAACTTTGATTGTTGATAGAAACCAATTAGGTATTTTAGGAGCAACTGAAGAGTTACTTAAATTAGAACCATTAGCTGATAAATTTAGAGCATTTGGTTATGACACTCAAGTATGTGGTGGTCATGATTTTAACCAAATTCAAGTAGCATTTAAGTATGTTGCAACTAAACCTAAAGCAATTATCTTTAATACTATTAAAGGTAAAGGTGTAAGTTATATGGAAGGTAAGTATGAGTATCATACTATTATTCCTAAAAGTGAACAAGACATTAACACAGGACTAAACGAGTTATCATGAAAGCACAAAGAGATACTTTTATAAGCGAGTTATTTGAACTCGCCAAAACAGACAAAGACATTATTTTAATGTCAGTAGATATGGGAGCTCCATCTCTTGATATTTGGAGAGAAACATTACCAAACCAATTTATTGCAGCTGGTATTTCAGAACAAAATGCTATTAACGTAGCAGCCGGTTTAGCTAATTCAGGTAAAAAAGTATATGTTTACTTTATGGCTGCTTGGGTTGCTCGTTGTTTTGAACAAATTAGATATTCATGTGCAATGGCAAAAAATCCAATTACTGTTTTAGGTAATGGTGTTGCTTTAGGATATGCACCAGCGGGTCCTGCTCATGAACCAAATGAAGATATTGGTTATATGAGAACTATTAATGGTATTGAGATTTGGTCACCTGCTAATACATCAGCAACCAAATCATTAGTTCAATTAACTATTGAAAAACCAGCATTACGTTATATTCGTTTAGAAAGAAACCATGCTAAAGAAGTTGAATCATTTGACTTTAATACAAACAATACAATTAACTTAATCCGCTCAGGTTTAAAAGAACCAGTTGATGGTGAGCCTCGTATTGCTATTTTGAGTAGTGGTTATATGTTAGGTAGAGCAGATAATGTTTGGTCTACATTAATTAATAAGCATCAAATTTCACTTTATGATGTTTGGAGAATTAAACCATTGAATGCTTCTCAATTAGGTAATATTTTAAGTAATTACACTCATGTGGTTACTATTGAGGAACAAACACTTGATGGTGGATTTGGTTCTGCTATTTGTGAAGCTATTTGTGACTTAGGTTTAAATAAAAAAGTACTTCGTTTAGGTTTACCTGAAAGGTTTATTTTTGAAAACGGATCTAGAGATCATTTGATTAATACAAACGGTTTGTCTGTACAAAACATTGTAGAAAAAATTGAAACATTTATAAAATGAAAAAAGGAATATTAAAAGATATCCAAGAATACACTCCCTCCTCCTATGAAGATTTTAGGGGGGAGTTATTCACTACTTGGAAAAAAGATGAATTCAAAAACATTTTTGGAATTGATTTAGAATTTGTTCATGACAAAACCTCAATATCAAAGAAAAATGTATTAAGAGGTATTCATGGAGATTCTAAATCATGGAAGTTAATGATTTGTAATTATGGTGAGCTTTATTATGTTGTTGTAGATAACAGACCTGACTCACCAACATATAAACAATGGGATTGGGATGTACTAACAGCAGCTAACAGAAAAATGTTATTAATTCCTCCTGGATTTGGTAGTAGTTTTTATGTAATGAGTGATTTAGCCGTTGTAAATTACAAATGGGCCTATCCAGGAGCTTATCCAGATGTTGAAGATCAATTTACTTTAAGTTGGAATTCACCAGAACTTAACATACATTGGCCAACAAAAACACCAATTTTATCAGAAAGAGATGCATAATTTAGACGTATTATTTATTAGCCCCGGTAACGCTTCAGAAATTTACCAAGACTTAGCTAAAGATTATGCTTCAATAGAGACTCCAACATGGGCTTTATTGTTAGCAGAATCTTGTAGATCAATTGGTCATAAAGTAGCTATTTTAGACATTAATGCTGAACGTATTAAAAACAGTGAATCAATTGAACGTATTAAAGCCTACAATCCTAAATTTATTTGTTTTGTTGTTTATGGACAGAATGTAAATGCGGGTACAGTTAGTATGAGTGGAGCTGTTAAACTCTCTACTGATATTAAAGAAGCAGGAATTAGTACTCCAATTGGTTTTATTGGTTCATATGTTCAAGCATTACCTAAAAAGACATTACTTGATGAACCATCAATTGATATTGTGTTTATGAATGAGGGTGTATATTCATTAAGAAATGTATTATCGCAAGATATTATTGATCTTAATAATCTCAATCATATAAACGGTATAGCATGGCGTAAAAATGGTGAAATTACATTTAATGCCCCTGAAAAAGTAGTACCAACTGAAAGAATGGATATTGACTTACCAGGTTACGCTTGGGATTTATTACCATTTAAAGAACGACCATTAGATTTATATAGAGCTCCTATGTGGCATGCCGAATATGATCTTGAAAAACGTTCTCCATATGCTGCGCTACAAACTTCATTAGGTTGTCAGTTTGGTTGTACATTTTGTATGATTAACATCTTAAACAGAGATGATAATGATGAAATCGGAGTTGCAGGTAATTACAGTAAAATGAGATTTTGGTCACCTGAGTTTATTATCAAAGAATTTGATAAGTTAATTGAAATGGGTATTGAAACAATTCGTATTGTAGATGAAATGTTCTTATTGAATAAAAAATACTATGTTCCACTTTGTGAAATGTTAAAAGAAAGAGGATATGGTGATAAAGTAAGAATGTGGGCTTATTCAAGAGTAGATACAGTTACTGATCCTGAACGTTTAAAATTAGTACGTGAAGCAGGTATTAAGTGGTTATGTTTAGGTATTGAAAGCGCAGACCGAAATGTACGTTTAGAAGTATCTAAAGGTAAATTCCAAGATGTTGATATTACTAAAGTAATTAAACAAGTACATGATGCAGGTATTGAGGTAATGGCTAATTATATTGTAGGCCTACCAGGTGATACGATGGAAACAATGCAAAAAACCCTTGACTTGTCTTTAGAATTAAATACAGCAGGTTGGAATACATATGCTGCAATGGCTCTACCTGGTAGTCAATTATATAAAACAGCATTAATTAACGGATATGAATTACCAACAACTTATACAGGTTATTCATTCCATGCTTATGATACTGTACCAATGCCTACTGATACATTAACACCAGCACAAGTTCTTAAATTTAGAGATGATGCTTTTACAATTTATCATAATGATCCTAAATTTTTAGCTCGTATTGAAAGATTGTTTGGTAAACCAGCAGCGGACAATATTAAAGAAATGTCTAAAGTAAAACTAAAACGTAAACTTTTAGGCGATTAATATGAATCCAAACGAAGAAAAACTTAAAGTTACAAGCATGCCTATTAAAGGGTTCTTAGGGTTAATTGAAAATAACTACAAAGAAAACATGGTTGTTGCTGAAATAGGAACTTATGTAGGGGCTACAACTTCAGTAGCCGCTACATTAGTTAAAAAAATGAATGGTAAGTATTTAGCTATTGATTGGTTTAAAGGAAGTGAAGAAACAACCGGTGCTCATAAAGATGATACTTTAGATAATGAGTCTGTTTTAGATATTTTTAAAAATAATATTAAAAAAGCTCAAGTAGATGATATTGTTGAAATATATAATATGACATCTTTAGAAGCTGCTAAAGTAATTCCTGATAAATCAATTGATATTTGTTTTATAGATGCTGATCATAGATATGAAAATGTAAAAGCAGATATTTTAGCTTATTTGCCTAAAATCAAACCAGGAGGAATTATTTGTGGACATGATTTTGAAAAAGTAGGAGCATTTATTTACAATGATATCACAGAAGAAGAATTAAAACGTGATTTTGTTCACAAATATTCCCATAGTGAAAACATAATAGTTGAAAAATATAATGAAACAGTTATCGATCAAAGAAAAACACACGATTATTTTAGTTTATTTTGGTTTCATCCTGGAGTTATAAAGTCTGTAGGTGAAATATTTAACTTTGATTTTGTTTATTTACATGATGATAATGTTTGGGCAGTAACAGACATAAAAAAAGCACTTAAAAAATAATGAATAATTTTTATTTACCTTTAATGAGTGATAACATTGATAAGGAAGATGTTAACGCATTAATTGACTTCTTAAGTCAAGACCAAATTCCTAAATTAACTAACGGACCTAAAGTTATTGAGTTTGAAAATGCTTGGGGTGAATGGTTAGGTACTAAATATAACCTTATGATTAATTCAGGAGCATCAGCAAATGAATTAACTATGCTAGCCTTGAATTATATTCATGGTGAAGGTGAAATTATTGTACCACCACTTACTTGGATTTCAGATATTTCATCTGTTGTCTTTAGTGGTATGAAACCTGTATTTTGTGATATCAATTTAAAGAATTTTTCATTTGATATTGAGAAATTAAAACAAGTTATCACTCCAAATACAAGAGCAATATTTTTAACTCACGTACTTGGTGTTAATGGATTAACAGACGAACTAATTCAATTATGTAATGAAAATAACATTTTGTTGATTGAGGACGTTTGTGAATCTCATGGTACAACATTTAAAGGACAAAAAGTAGGTACTTATGGTTTTGCAAGTAATTTTAGTTTCTATTTTGCACATCATATGTCTACTATTGAAGGTGGAATGATTTGTACTAATGATGAAAAATTCTATCAAGTATGTAGAGCATTACGTTCTCATGGTATGATGAGGGAAATGACTAATAATGAAATGAAACAAGAAATTATTGATGCTAATCCTGATTTAAATCCTGACTTTATTTTTATTCGTCCAGCTCATAACTTCAGAAGTACTGAATTAAATGCTGTTATTGGTTTGTCTCAAATTAAAAAATTAGATTCAAATAATTTACATCGTGTTGATAACTTTAAGTACTTTATGGAACGTTTAGATTCAACTAAATATCATACTGATATTGAAATGGATGGACAGTGTAATTATGCTTTTATAGTTGTACTAAAAGATGGTGATTTTGAATTTAGAAATAAAGTAGAATCAACACTACGTGAAAACGGAATTGAATTTAGACGTGGCTTATCAGGGGGAGGTAATCAATTAAGACAACCTTGGTTTAAGAAACACTACAACATTGATCATTCCCAATTCCCTAATATGGATCATGTTCATCATTTTGGTTGGTATGTTGGAAATTATCCTTCATTAGAAAGAGAAAAAATTAATACCCTAATTACCGTATTAAATGGACTTTAAAAAATATATTACAGAGACCCCTGACTTTCCAAAACCAGGGGTTTCTTTTAAAGATATTTCCCCATTACTAAAATCAACTTGGCTACCTTATGCCATTCATAATATGAAGGGGTTAGTTGAACATCCTGATTATTGGGTAGGAATTGATTCAAGAGGATTTATATTCGCTTCAGCAATTGCTGCCTCTAATGGTGGAGGGTTTATAATGTGTAGGAAAAAAGGTAAATTACCACCTCCTGTAGTTAGTCAAACATATTCTTTAGAGTATGGGGAAGATACTTTAGAAATGCAACCTGGAACAGGTAAAGTAGTAATTGTAGATGATGTTTATGCTACTGGTGGTACAATGAATGCTGTAGAACAGCTGTGTATTAAAGCAGGTTATGAAGTAATTGATAAATTAGTATTAATTGATTTGAAATACCTTCATGAATCTAATAATGTTAAAAGTCTAATTCAATATGAGTAAAAAAGTAATTATTGTTGCTTCACCTTTAGAAACAGGTTTAGCAAATGATGTAAATGGATACCCTATAATTTATAGTGGTGTTGGTAAAATTAATGCTACAATAGCTGCTTATAAAGCATTTACTGAAGGGTATGATGAAATAATTAATATTGGATCATGCGGTTCATTAAAACTTGAACGTGGGGATATAATTAATGTTGGATTAGTTTATCAAGATATTGATGCTACTCCATTAAGTAATTATGGTCATACACCTTTTGAATCAAATTCTTATCAAATTATTGCAAACCGTCTTTCTGATTTAACTTGTTTTACCACAGATTATTTCGTAGATTTACAACAATTAGAAAAATATTCACCATCTTATATTAGTATGATACATAGGTGTGACTGTTTTGATATGGAGTGTTTTGCTATTGCTAAAGTAGCTAAACGTTTTAATATCAAATTCAAAGCATACAAATGGGTTTCAGACAATGGAGGTGATGTGAGTTGGGAAGAAAATTGTAAAATTGGTTTTGATAAAGTAAAAGAATTAGTATGACCTATACAGAGCTATTTAAATATAAACATAAAACATATGGTTGGATTGCTCGCAACAACGGAATGATGGGAACAGATGTATTTCAATATTTTAATACAGTAACAAATTTATACGAATTCACTAAAGAAGAAGTATTAGCCCATAGTCAAGATTGGATTCAGTTAAAGTATAATGATCAAGAATAATGCCAACCGCTAAGTTATATCATATTTTAGACGAAACACCTACAACTAAACGTTTCTTTTTTGAAGCTATTGATTTGGAAAAATTAAATTTTATTCCTGGTCAATTTATTTCATTTGAATTTCCTATACATGAAAAACCATCAAAACGAGTAAGACATTTTTCAATTGCTAGTTGCCCAAATGATAATAATTTATTTGAAGTAGTAATTGTTAAAAAAGAAGGTGGGGCAGGTACTGAATGGTTATGGAAACAAGAAATTGGAGTTGAAATACCATTTACAGGACCATCAGGTATTATGGTTATGGATGAAAATAAAGTAAAAAACCACATATTCATTTGTACTGGTACTGGAGTAGGACCATTTAGAAGTATGCTTTGGGACATTCATAACAACAACATTCCTACAGGTGATTTAATTATGGTGTTTGGTACTCGTGATAAACAAAGTATGCTTTATGTTGATGATATGTTGAAATTGGAAGAAAGTTTACCTCAAATGAAATATTTACCTATTTTATCTCGTGAAGAAATAAATGGTAAACAAGGATATGTTCATAAAGTATACACTGAAGTAGTAAATGATTATTTTAAACAAATGGAAGAAGGTAAATACAATGATTTAGATTGTGTGTTCTACATTTGTGGATGGAAGGATATGGTTAAGGAAGCTAGAACCAATTTAATGGCTATGGGTTTTGATAAAAAACAAATTAAACAAGAAATTTATGAGTAATCTCAAAAAAGAAGAATTTAAACAATTTAACGTTTTAGTTATAGGAGATACTTGCATCGATGAATTTGTATATGGTTCAGCATTTCGTTTGGCACCTGAAGCACCGGTTCCAGTATTTAATCCTGTTTATGAGGAAACAAATAAGGGAATGGCAGGTAATGTAGTTGCTAATTTACAAGCATTAGGTATTAATACTATTTTTGTTAGTAATAATGAAGATGTAGTAAAAACTAGATATGTTGATGATAGATCAGGTCAAATACTACTCCGCGTAGATAAAAATGATAAAGTCAATAGAATATCAGAACAAACACTCAAAGGAATTAAAGGAAATGAGTACATGTTTCTAAAAATAGATGCTATTATTATAAGTGATTATGATAAAGGATTTTTAGATGAAGAAGATATTCAATGGATTTGTGAAAATAACACTAATGTGTTTATTGATACTAAAAAAATACTAGATACTTGGTGTACTAAGGCCTCATTTATTAAAATCAATCACGTTGAATATGAGCACACAGAATACAGTTTAAAAGATTTAAACATTGAAGATAAATTAGTAGTCACATTATCTAATAAAGGATGCCAATATAAAGGTAAATTATTTCCTGTTGAAAAAGTCCAAATTAAAGACGTTTCAGGAGCAGGAGATACATTCCTATCAGGTTTAGTAGCAGAGTATACTTTAACTCAAAATATAGAAAAAGCAATTTTATTTGCACAACAATGTGCAACAGTAGTAGTACAAAAACAAGGAGTAGCAACAATATGATAACACATAAAATAGAATCAATCGGTGATGTATCATTTCATGAGGATTTTAATCCAGATACATTCAAATTTAGACATGAAAAATTTTCAGAAATTATTCCTGAAGGTTCGGTAGCATTGGATATTGGAGCACACGTAGGTACATTTGGTTTAGTATTTGCAAGTTGTGTTGGTAAAGAAGGTAAAGTAATTGCTTTTGAACCTAATCCAAAAACATATAATGTTATGTTAGAAAATATTAAAAACAATCCTAATTTTAATATTGACGCTCATAATTTAGCATGTACTAGTGAAACCAAAAAATATACTTTTAATTATTCAGACCCAACCATTTATAATAATGGAATGAATGGAGGTTATTTTGATGAATTAAAACATGGTAATCAAATAAAACAATTCCATTCATATAAAGTTGAAGTTGATGGTGTTAATACAACTGATTTTTTAAATGAAAAATATGGAGAGTTAGTTGATAAAATTAAATTTATTAAAACAGACACTGAAGGATTAGACAAAGAAGTACTTAAAACATTAGCCCCTATTATTAAAGCAAACAAACCAGTATTAATGGTAGAAGCGTTTGTTAGTTTAACTGATGAGGAAGTAGAAGATTATTATAATGTTTTAAAATCATTTGATTATGAAATTTATGATGTATCACCTTTAGATAATAAAACAGATTGTACAGGCCCCTTAACTAAAGAAGAATTTGGTCATTACATTCATAAAGTAGTTGATAATGGTAATTTCTTTTGTTTCCATAAAGATGAAGTACATAAGTATAATTTACCAATTACAGTACCTGGTAAAACAGCTGTAGTTATTTTTGGTAGAAATGATGGATATAAAGAAAAAGAACGATTTGCTATTCATTTAACTACAATGTTGGAGGCATTTGATGAAGTAATTTATGTTGACTGGAATTCACCAAACTATAGTTTCTTATATGAAGTTATGGATATGATTCCTCATACTGGTAGATTAAAACATTATGCTATTCCTCCTGAGTATGCTACTATGATGGCTATGAATGATGAAAAAGCACAAGTATGTAATACTGTATTAGCGTTTAATTTAGGTATGAGACGTACTGATGCTGAATGGATTGTATTAGCTACTACTGATATTATTCCTCCTACTAAAGAAGCATTAAATGAGTTTATATCTAAATCAAATAAAAATGCAATGTATACATTTAGTAGACGAGACATTGAGTATGATGATGTAATTGCTAATTTAGATAATTTAGATGAATACAGAAAACATTTAGACCAAACTACTGAACCTCGTATATTCCCAGCTCAAGTAACTCCTAATGATCGCTGGAGTATATTTAACTGTTGTGGGGATTTTCAATTAGCAACTAAAAATCTTTGGTATAAAATTAGAGGATATGAGGAACCCATGTTGTATGCTTGTTTTGTAGATACTAATGCTCAGAAGAAAGCTACATTATATGGGTTTGAATTAATTCCTATTTATGATGTTCCTTTATATCATATGTCTCATAAAGGTATGTCTAATGATGGTTCATCACCTTCAAAACAATTTTATAATGATGCTTGGGATTGGGTAGAAACATTTGATAAGTATTTAGATCATGACCATATAATGTATTCACGTAATGCTGATACTTGGGGATTTTCAAATATTGAAATTGAACATGAAACTATTTAATACTTATTATTATGATATTTAAGTTTTATAATCGAAACAACAAAGATAAAGAAACAATCGGTCGTGTAGTTACTACTTCAAGGTTACAAGCAGCTAAAATGTTTGCTGAACGTAAACAATTACCCCTAAAAGAATTTTTAAAAATATTTGGTGTAACAACTATCCTATGAAAAACTTTGGTAAAAATTTAAAAATAGAACCTAAGAAAAAAGGTATAAGTGAAAAAGAATTATTTATAGATATTATAAATGTTTTTGATGAATGTAATCAGCGTACTGAGGATTTAGAGGAAACGTATATGATGGGCATTTCTAATTACGATGAGGCCTTCTATTTAATGATTGAGAACTTGCTTTATATACACTATGGTGAGTGGAAAACCGATATTATACTATGGTGGGTGTATGATAGATTTGGACCTGAAGGTGAAATTATGCCTATTGAATTAAACGATCATGATACTAATTCCAAAGAATCAGTTGTTGTTGAAACAGCAGAACAATTATGGTCATTTTTAAAACAAATTGATAAATTAGAAAGTAAATAAGTTATGAGAAATTGTACAGGATGTGGTGAACCAATTCACCCAAAACGACTAGAAATTATGCCTAACACAACTCGTTGTGTTGCATGTTCAACAGTACAGAAAAAAGGAGCAGTAACCATTATGAAGGGTGAAGGTGACCATACTTGGATTGAAACAATTCATTTGGAACATGATGATTTTGTAAAATATATGGAAGCAGAAAAGAAAATTAAACATATTTCTGAATTAGATGCCCCTGCAGATTCAGATGTACCGTTTGGGTTTAGTGAAACTAAATTAGATAAAGACATAGATGCCTAAAGCTAAACCACTATCTAAAGAAATGATAGTGGCGGCAATGAATAAAACTAAGTCAAATAAAGCCGCCGCTCGTTACTTAAATGTATCTTATATTCACTATAAGAAATGGGCTAAACTTTATCAAGATGCTGTAACAGGTGAAGTATTATTTGATAAACATAAAAACCAATCAGGTAAAGGTATTCCTAAATTCTTAAGTAATGGTAATCCTAGAAAAGATTTCGCATTATTAGATTTAATTGAAGGTAGAATCGATCCATCATCATTCAATCCAGCTAAAATTAAATATAGACTTATACAAGAAGGGTATTTAAAGGAGGAATGTACTTCGTGTGGTTTCCATGAACGTAGAGTATTAGATTATAAAATGCCATTAATAATGAACTTTAGAGATGGCAACAAACAACACTATAGATTAGATAATATTCAATTACTATGTTACAATTGCTACTACCTCCAGATTGGAGATTTATTTACAGGTAAACAAATTGAAGGGATGGAAGACCATATATCTAAAAATGAATCTAAAGTGGATTGGGAAGTAGATGATTACACTCAACAACGACTTAAAGAATTAGGTTTATATGATTCTAAACCTGTTGATGATGGTTCTGAATTTATTTCTCGTCTTTAATATTTATAACCATGGTTAAAAAAATACCATTGCTTAAAAAAAGTAAGCATAAAAAACATGATGCTATTGTTAATGACTTTGAAAGTCAAAAGAACAAACAACTTGAAAAATTAGCAACAAAAAGCTTGGCTGAGCAAGAAAAACTTAGTAGATTAAAGGAAAAGAACATCAAAACAGATTTTTTTAAATTATTTTAACTATGGTAGCAGAAATTACAGTAAACAATTCAGATGAATTTCAAGAATTGGTAGACCAAAAAGATTTTAGAATATCTAAAGCAATTGTAGAAGGTATTTTAGATAATGTTAAGTCAAAGAAAAAACATGTTCATGTTTTATCTATTACTTGTCTTGAGGAAGGAGAGATATATGATATTACTGTTGAACGTAAACACTTTGCTGAAACATTAGAAGAAAATTTACCTTATTATATTAGGGAAGAACAATATGAGGATTGTAGTCGTATTGTAAGAACAATTGATGAGTTAAAAAATCCTGTTGTTAAGCAAAGAGGTAGACCAAAGAAATCTTAATTTAGTTAGGCTATTTAAAGCCTTATTATTATATTTAAAACAAAAATAAATGTTATGAAAAATTTAATCACAGAAGAGTTCAAAGAAAAATTCAAAGCAGCATTTGCTCGCTTTATGAACATTACTATTGTAGCATCAACTTTGATTGCTGGTTTTGGTCTAGGTTATTACTTTAATGAGTTAAAGATGAAACCTAAATCAGTTAATGAAACTATTCTTAACAAAGAAGTTAGAATCGCTATTGATTCAGAAAACAAATTGATTATGATGGACCGTAAAACTGGAGGCTATACTATCTATAGTGATTCAATAGGTCAAATCATTTTTAAAATGTATGCTTCTAAAATTGTTAATCCTATTAACTAATTAAAATATGTTTGCTAAATTGAAAAGTTGGTATTTGATTATTATTCTAGGTATTATTATAGCTATGTTCTATAATATTAATAGAAGAATGGATGATTTTGAAGACAAATTAGATTTAGCTGCTGGAACAACATCACTCCAGATGTATGAATCAATTGAACACTGGAGTGATAGTTTCAATATTCCTAAACATATTGCTTACAATGTTGCCTATTTAGAAACACGTTACCAAGGTCCATTTGATTTTGATTATGAACATCGTAAAACATCATCTGCTGGTGCTGTAGGGCCTATGCAAATTATTACAAGATGGGCTCAACCATATGCTAAGAAACGTGTTACTACAAAAGAATTACGTAACAATATTGATTTGAATGTTATGATTAGTATGAAAATGCTTCACAAATGGTATTCAATTCATCATGATTGGACATTAGCTTGTGGCGCATATAATTCAGGACGGCCCATTAGAAATGATTATGCTGTTTATGCTACTACTAATAAGGATTATAAAGAAAAGTGGGATCGAATTTATGAATAAGTTGCCGTATGTATTAGCATGGCAGCAGCAAAATCTAAAAAAACGACCCTAAGTGCATCTTCACTTTACAAAACAAAACCTAAAAAATCAAGAAAAGGTATTGTAGCTAAAACAAAAACAAGTAAAACAAAAACATCTAAGTTATATAAAAAATTATCAGTAGGACAAGGTTAAAACATTTATGAGCAAAACAAGTAACAA